CTGTAGCAGTGCTTGGTTAGCTTCAGAGTTAATCCAATTGTTGTAAGCACCTTGCTGTGTGCTAGTTTGTTGTCTGCGTAAGTTTTCTAAGTTCTGGCCGGGGTCGCTAGGGTCAATAGTAAGGTCAGCATCACCCTCAAGGATCATCTCTTGATCTTCGCTAAATCCAGCGTCAGCTTCTGACCAGTTGCCTGTATCGTAATCACCAGACTGAATTAACTGCTCACGCTCAGTCATGTACGCAAGGTAGTTATCAAACGTACCAAAAACTTCAGGCAGTCTGTTTACTTGGTCGCTTTCAAAGTAGTCCCGTAGCTCACTAACTGTTAACTGTTGTACTTCGCCTTCTTGCCCGTACAGATAGTTTTGTGCCGCATTACCACGCTCTCTGCCTTCAACAAACGTAAAGGTCATTTCTGCTGGTGTTTCTGGAGCAGGCTCAGGAGTAACAATAGGCGCTTGCTTTATAGGCGCACCTTTTACTCCACCTGTTGACTGACCAGTGCTTTCATCGAAGGTAGGTGTGCCACCTGCATACATTGTGTCAGTCAGCATTCCTTTAGAAGTCTTAGCCATAATTATTTCTTCCAGTTAGCCAGACCACGCAGGCCAAACGATGCTGCAACAGCAGCGCCTAGAAAACCTTTGTACCACTCAGGCATACTATCAAGAGCAGAAAACCCAGACATCACTACAGGAACCATAGACGGAAAGAACGCAAGAATACATGGGACTGAGAACAAGATAGTGAACCACTCGTCTTTCCATGAATTGTTTGCGTTATTGGCATGGATGTTTTCCCAGTTACTGTCTTGCTTAATTACTTCTAGCTTACGCTCATGTACAGCCTTCTTCTCTTCTGCTTTACGCTGAAGGTGTCCACCAACAAGGTTAACAATAGGTCCAATTAAAGTCTGTATCATTCTGGATCCTGATCCCAAAGAGCTTCAATAGTTCCGATTCGTATTGTTAGTTCGTGGACTTCTTCTTCTATCTGACGTAAACCGGTAACGTCAATCTGAAGACCTTCAAGCAGCATGTCCTGTCTAGCATCGTCAGGTAACGATCCAAGTTCTCCACGAGGCCATAAAATACGAAACTCAGTGTTACGCTCTACTTCCATTTGAGATTTATCTAAAGAATGCTCAAGCTTGTTAAGCCGCTCCTGAATCCCAAAATAAGCCATTGTCCCAATAGACGTAGCCACAACCATAGCAATTAAGTTTCGGATGGGGATTGTTACGTCTGTTGACTCATTGATATTCATAACTATCTAGCAAACTCTAAGATTGCTATAGCCATAGTAATTATCACCGCCAAAGACGCAAAACCTCCTGTCATCATTTTTTCTAAACGATCAAACCGCTTGTTGTGTTCGTCAAGCTGTAGTTGAATCATTTGATATCGCAAGGCACACTCAGCCTCATGCTTATCTAATCTTGCTAATGCGTCATCTACAGAATTCATACAGACTTCCTTACTGCTTTGCTTTGCCGATGTTGATAGCCAAGATGTCAATAAAGCGATACAACTTTGCCATCCATTCGTCGTCTTTAGGTGTGGGTGTAAGGGCTGCTATAACAGAAGCTACTGAGATAACAGCCGTTGCAATGTTTGCAATGTCAGCAATGACATCCATTACCAAGGCACACCGTCAGCAGTAACAGGGTTCTTCTCTGCTTCAATCTTAGCCGCTAGAGCCGCCTCAGTTGCCGCCTGATCGACTTCACCCCAGACCCAGCCCAGTACGTCAGCTTCAGTTAAACTGTCGTAGGGGACAAATGAGGGGTCTGTAGGGTCATAGCTAAAGCCACAGGTGCCATAGGCAGAAGCAGAGTAGTCTCCGTCCACCTCAGATACACGCCAGTGTGCTACTACTACACCACCGTCTGATAGTTCTCTTTCTAATGTTGCGATAGTCCATGTAGCCATTGTTATGCTCCGAATACTGCGTTGCAGATAGCTTGTACGTTAGAAGGCTCTGATGACCAGTCGTCTCCAGAGTTGATAACGTGACGGTGATAAGACTGAGAAATGACAGCGCCATCCTCAACGATACGAGTAGCAGTACGCACCTGTACGACTGTAGTGTCGCCAGAGGTTACTACTTCGATTTTGTCTGCTGTTACTTCTTTAGTTAGTGACATTGTTGTCTCCTGTTAGTCCGTCTCAAGAGTCCACTTGAGATAATTAAGTGATGTACGTTAAAGCAATACTTAGTAATTCGTTCCCGCTAAAATCTGGAGCAGCGTTCGATGCAAAGTTATCAGTACGCCCTATTTGAATATAAGAAATAGTTCCAGAAGTCGGATGAATGCAGTATTTGTCAATATCTTGCGCGGCATTTTGAAGTGTCACCGTTCCTGTTGGCCGTTCTGATTCTTCATCGTCATTACCTATTGCAAAAGGCAACGACAATCTAACATATTGTCCAACTGGACTGCTCACAGCACTTACTTTAATTCGGCCAGTAATTGTTACTACTCTTCCAATTTTGGTATATGCTAATTTGTCAAAACTGCTATTTAAAGTAATTGTTCCGCTAGTTTCGGGTGTCAAAGTAGCAGTAAATGTCCCTTCTTCATAGTCATCCAGCTTGTTAGCCGCCGCTACCCCGCCGAGGTATGCACCGCCTGACAGGTAAAGGTCTCTGAATTTCGATGAATTGCCGCCGATGTCTATAAGGTCAGGCGCAGTGGCACCAGAACCGTATGCAGGAAACATAGCGGAACCAACCATTTTGATTCCACGAGTCGTGTTTGCAAAATAGGGGTAGCCGCCATTAGCACCAATACTACCGACTGCGGCGCCGCCCTGTTTAAATACAGCTATGTCCCCATCAGACGCAGAACGCTCAAGCACAGCCGCCGCATATCCTGCTGAAGCATCTGTTACGGCATATAAACCAGAAGCATTAGCACCTGCATCAATTGTTACTTTTCCTGAGTTAGATACGGACGTGGTATTGACCAGCAAGTTGCCGCTGGAGTCGATACGCATGCGTTCTGAGCCATCTAACTTAAACGCAAATAAAGTGTTTGCCTGTGCGTTTGTTGGGTCAGCATTAAATGTAATACCTGAGTTCGTCTGATTTGCGCTAATTTCGGCATATCCTGATAAATCAGTATCTTGAAGACGAATAGCAGGAGAAGACCCGTTTAAATGGAGCATACGTCCCGGATTATCCGTACCAATACCTACGTTGCCGCTGTTTGTAATACGAACTTTCTCAGACGCCGTAGCCGCCTCATCTCCTCGTGTTCTAAACACCATGTCATGTATAGAACCAAAGGTATTTGTAGTTACAACGTCAATAGCGCCTCTAGGAAGATTGTTAGCCCCGCCTGAGTTACCTGACGTGTCGTCAGAGTAGAAGCCAAGTGACGCAATAGTGTCACCCGCAGTAAAAGATTGATTACGTGTGTCAGTAATACGAAGCTCAACATCAGAGTCGGCTACCTCAAGAGCAGAAGCAGGCGAATCCGTACCGATACCTACGTTGCCGTCTTGCCCTACAGTTAATACTGTACCTGCTCCGTCATCTGTAAATGTAAGATGCCCTGAAGTTGAGTTACGCTCAATGTCCCAATAGGCTGAACCAGTAGCGGCTAATCTAATACCTGCCCCTGTCGAGCCGTTAAGGATTTCTAAGTCTTGACTGGGCGAACTAGTACCAATACCCAACGACTCCGCAGAACTATCCCAGAAAAACTTCGCAGTTGTGCCACTATCCTCGTAGAAACTGATGTCTCCACCCGTAGAAATGTTTAAACGAGAAGGAGTTCCAGACCTAATTTGATAGCTTCCATCAGATAATACAAGCTGGTTCCACGTTGCCCCGCCTGTCGTACCTACAAGGCTCATAACTGGAAACGTATCTGTAATCGTAATGTCGCCAGAAGAAACTGTACCAGACACGTCGACGCCTGTGGAGGTTGTTTCAAGTTTCTTAGCATTATCGTAATAAAGCTCTACAGTACCGTTTTCAACTGCGTTTATACTCAACTCATCTGTAGCCGCGTTATAAACTCTAAATTGGTTTGTTGATAAACGTAATCCGCCAGATCCTGCATCTTTAATATGGCTATTGCTACCATCGTGATAAATCTGTAGGTCAGAGCTAGCACCAAACACAGCTTTGTCATTATCACCAAAGTTAATATCAGCAGAGGTAGTCATACCGTCTGTGGTGATAACGCCTGTGACATCTATACCTGTGGAGGTTGTGGCTAGTTTGGTTGCGTTATCGTGATAAATCGTAACTGCACCGTTTTCTACGCCGTCTAAAAATCTTTCATTAGTTGCCTTTGATCGCAACGATAGGTTTGTACCACGAATGCGTAAGTCGCCAGTTCCAGAATCATCAATGTAACTATGAGAGCCATCGTGATAAATTTCTAGGTCAGAGCTATTACCGAAGATAGCCTTGTCGTTATCGCCAAAGGTCATGTTGCCCGAAGTAACAAAGCCAGTACCAGTAATGGTTGTACCTGTGATAGCACCAGCAGAAGAGCCACCAATGGTTACACCATCAACCGTACCGCCGTTAATGTCAGCAGTATCAGCCACAAGGCTGTCAATGTTGGCTACGCCGTCAATAAAGAGATCATTCCACTCTGCGCCGACTGCGCCTAAGTTATAGGTGTCGTCAGCAGAAGGGAGAAGGTTAGATGCAATGTCTGCCGTAACGGTTACAGTATCTGTAGCGGCGTTGCCCAGAACTGTATTGCCGTTGACAGTAAGCCCGTCAATAGTAACGGTGCCTGTGAATGTTGGGTTATTTGCGTCTGACTTAGAGGCAATCGCTGTTGCGATGTTGTCAAATTCTGTTTCAAACTCTGAGCCACGGATGATCTTACCTGAGTCACCAGACGGCAAGGAATCCTTTGCTTCAAAGTCAGTGGTCTTTGTGTAGTTGGACATGGCTAAGTTTCCTCTTGCCTAGCTAAATCAAAAAAGAAGAAGGGGGCCATAAAGACCCCCAAGAGTTTCTTAGGCTGGGACAGCCAGAATGAAACCAGCTTCTGGACGGTATGCTTGGACACCGTAGAGGCAGTCAGCAGTGTACAGAGTTGAGAGGTACTCCTGCTTGTACTGAGTCTGTGAACGTACAGACATTTGCTCTGCAAGGACTACAGCGTCACGGTGGAACAACAGAGCAGCACGCTTGCCTGAAGCAATAGTTGCACAGTTGTTAGACACGTATACGTCTACACCGTAGAGGTTACCGATGAGGCCAGACTGAACGCCTTGACCAGATACGAAGTCAGAAGACACGTAACGGTCGATACCCATGATTGAGTTACGAGCAGAAGGAGGAATAACAAGGCAACGATCTTCCATAGGTACGTTGTTGTCATCAAGCTTCTGGATCATGTCACGGAAGAATCCGTCGCTGAACTCAGTGTTAGCTGGGAGTGCTTGTCCAGTAAACGCAGTAGTAGTGCCGTTGTTGTTGAAGAAAGCAGCACTGTTCTGGTAGCTAGTAGCAGTTGGAGACAGAGTCATTGTTCCGTCACCGAAGCCAGTAGCAACAGCGTGAAGGTCAGTGTCGATCTTAGTAGCAAGAGCGTAACCAGCATCTTCAGTGTAGAACTGACGGAGGCTGTTAAGTGCTTGTACTTCAACAATGTCTTCGATCAGACGTGAGTATTCAAAGTGACGGTTAACGTCTACTTGGATTTCGCTCTCTGTGTTAGCAATAATGTTAACAGCAGCGTTCTCAGCCTTGACGCTTGCGTCTGCACGAGTAGGCTTAGGGATGTGGAGCTTGTCGCCCTTTTTGCCTGTCATGCCAAGCTTCTTTACAAGAGGAACCATCTTGAGGTTCTTCTGGTAAGCAGCAATGATCTCATCGCTCCAGATTTCTGGGATGA